TTAGTGGGGTAGTACGGCGATCGCGTCGGCCAGTTTGAGGTACCCGGCGATCATCATCCCCGCGAGGGTGACGAAGCCCGCCCCCATCGTGCCAAGAAGCCAAAAGAAGCGGTTGTCTATCTTGTCGTTGAGCCGATCGACCTGGGTGTCGAGTTTATCGCTGAGGCCGGACAAATCGCCGTGAAGCTGCCCCAACCGGGTTTCAACACTGGTCTGCCAAGCGTCCATACCACCAGAGGTGCCACCTCCACCGCCGGTTTTCAAGCGCTCGTGCTCAGCTTGCAGTTTCTCGTATTGCCGCTGGAGTAGCCCGACATCGACGTTGGCCGCCGGATCAACCATGCTTGGAGCCCGTCAATTTCTGAAACATCGCGTAAAGTTCATCTGCCTGCTTCGTGATGGCTTTAATCTTTGCGGCCGTCTCAACCTTATCGCCAGCGTTCAGCGCCATGAGGGCAATCGCAATTTCCCTGATGGCAAGCGAGGCGTGGGCTGCGGCGAATGCAACGTCCCCCTTTGTCGCCGGCTGCGCCATGTCCTGAAGGCTCATAATCTCTCCATCGCTCCCATCTGGTCAGGGGTGGGGTTAGCGCGCCGCGCCCTTGGGTAGCGTCGCATCCACTTCCACGCAGCGGAAGCGGGCCGGAGCCAACATGGACTGATGCAACCTCCCGATAATTTGGATCGCGTCGTTCCTACATTCCGCCTCTGAGGCGTAGTGGCGATCAGGAACTTGGGTCATGCCGACGCTCCAAGGCCCGTCCCAGTCCACTGCATCGGCCGGTGCCGCATAAATAACCATCAGCATGAGCCACATAGGCGCCGCCTCCCTATCCAGACCATCCGCTATGTGGGGGCGGAGCTAACCACCCCCACCTTACTCACCAGCTGGGCGCTGCCGGGGCCTTAGGTGCCCACGGGTCAACCGTACCCTGCTTGCCGGTGTAGGGGTTCACGTTGGGCTTGCTGGACCAGTTGTCCTGCCGTGTATCGTTTGGAGCGGTCTGCTGGTGCGGTTGAACATAAGTGCCATCGCTGCGGACGTACCCGCGCACGTACACATCCTTGGCCATCACCGGCCCGGCGAGCGCGAAAATCATCGCGCCCAAAAATAGCTTCTTCATGGCAGTCCTCCTGTTGTGCCCCCGCCCAAAATTTCCATTGCTGGTGCAACCTAGAGCGCCGGATGGGTAGAGCACGAGCCCGATCCACACGCAATCATATCGGCAGATCCTCGGTCCCAACGCCCGAAGCGCTCCCCGAGGCAGCTATAATAGGTGATTAGTGCGCCGTCTCCAACGGGCCCTTGGTGGCGCCAGTCACCCGGTGACGAAGAATTGCGCCGCCGCGGCTCAGCTGTGCAACAGTGTAGCTATCCACCTCACCAGGGCCACTAGCAGCACTATGGGACCGGATAAGCCACCCATGATCAGTACCCCCAGCAATACCCTGTCCGCAACCGGGTCGGGACTGACGCATGGATCGGGTGCCGGCGCATTAGACGCGTCGACCGGATTCTCCGCTTGTTCGTCGAGCGCAGCCGCTGGATCGGCAACGGGATGAGCTGGGTCGTCCATCCATAAAGACTGCCCTGGATCGCCTGTACAGGGCCTTACGGCCGCCGGAATGCGACGGGTGGAGTGGTGTGCACACCCCGCCAGCCCGAACCTCCATTCATGGGGGCGCATTGTTGAACCCGTTCCCCAGCCATCAGCCAGCGCTCCGCCTCTTCCCGAGATGTGAACACGGGGACGTTGCCGCGGATATCGGCGATCGGCTTGCCATCGGCGCCGACGATAACCCAGCCCTCAGCGCTGCTCGCCATGCGGCAGCATCTCCACGCTCCTGGAACCACATTGGCCGCACTTGAGCCGGCGGCGCACGCTCGACAGATCCCGATCCCAGTTCCTCGCCTTGCAAATCTGGTCGAGCGCCATGCCGCGCAGTTCCGCCTCGTGCCCGCAGCCGGTGCAGCGGACGGTCAAGGGGATGCCATGCCGGGAGAGATCGCCGGTGGTGTGGAGGCGTTTGGTGCTCACCGGCCTATGAGAACGAACGCGGAACGATTCGGCAAGCTGGCAAAGAAGAGGCGCCCGACGGATCCACTCACGCGCTGGGCGCCTCAAGGTCATTGAATGCAGTTGGCGCCACGGGACGGGGGGCAATTGTCGGTGGCGTCCTGTATCGATTGAACAGCCCACACCTGCCCAAGTTCCGCGAACATTCCGAATGTCAGTCGTTCGGATATAGGGACTTCCATGCAGGCAGCTCACCACCAGCATTGCCTTCAGATGACCCAGCCGTCGAGCCGATCCGTCGCAGCAGCCGGATCATGTCGGGATGGTTGCCGAAGCCGGATTCGTTCAGCGCGACGCGAAACGGATGGTTCTTGCCGAACCCCATGATCTCCATGCCTTTGGAGGCAAGCCGCTCCGTTTCGGATCGACGGCCGCCGCCAATCTCGGGATCAGCGGCGAACGCGTCCAGCCAGGCTTTGCGCTGCTTGGCGCCGGCATCGATCATCTGATCCATGAGCACAGTCTGAGCATGGTCCATCAGCTTTGGAGCGATCGGCAGAAGCGCATTCGCCTGCTTATTGGACAATCCCAACTCACGAAAGATCGGCTCCGCTTCCGAGATGAGCTTGGGATCTAGGCTTACACCTTCCATCGCGAGCTCGTATTTCTCCGGCACCTCAATGGCGGCAGTCACGTTGGGTGGCGTTGGATCCGCGGCCACGGCTGTGGCCGGCTCGGCTACCGATTCCGGAGCGGCGGGTACGTCGTCAGGATAGAGCCGTTCAACGGCGGTTTCATCGGTCATTGAGAAGCTCCTGATTCAGAATATCGCCGTGTTGTTGCGGAAGGACTGTTTCACGCTGGGCATGAGGCGAGCGGCATCAAGTTTCGGCTGGAGGAGCGCGTACTGCTTGGCCCCGCCGAGGATGGTCGAACCCATGTCGAACGCCCCTTTTATCAGCGCCGCCTTGCCTGCCGCGCGTTGGGCATTAGCCTCGGCCGCATAGTTGGAAGCGCCGATATCCCGCCCGCGCAGGTTCTGGTTGCCCTGCTGGTAGATGCGCTTGGTGTCCTCGCGCGAGAGCATCTCGGTATCGGCCAGGGTGTCAGCTGCCGTGCCAAAATCGCCCTGCACGCCATTGGCCGCGGCGCCGACGATCTGCTGCCCCTTCAACTGCGCGACCTCGCGGTAGTGCTTGAGGGCCGCATCGCGGGTGTTCTGGATTTCCTGCTGCGCTGCCTCGCGTTCCATGCTGGCATTGCGCTCGGCAATCTTGGCTTGATAATTAGCCTGTGCGTTGGCTTGAAGGGCAGCAACGCCGGTGCCGACTGCGGACAGCGCTGAACCGACGAGGGCGAGGGTGGCGACCGGGGCACACATCAGCCGAACACCACGGCATGAGGTCCGCTCGGCGGCAGCGTGCCAGCCTGGGGCGAAACACCACCGGGGGGCAGGGACTGCTCCCCCTCGGCGAAGTGGTTGGCGAACCCGGTGCGGCGCAGTTCCATGAGGACGCGCTCGGGCTGGGCGATGGCCTGCCAGGCTTCACGGGCCTTCGCGTCGAGCGGCTCCAGTTTCCATGTCGGAGTGCCGTCGTAGTCGATGACCTCGCCGGGGTTGCGGATCGAGCCATCTGGCGCCTGCATGCGCACGAGCAGTCGATGCGCGGTCATGCCTCAGCGTCCTGCGGAGCGAACTGGCCGGCGGCGCGGCGCACCTTGTCCGCCATCCTGCTTTCGAACTCGGCAGCGGTGCGATCGCCGAAGGGCTTGCGCCAATCCGTGACCGTGTTCGCCGCGAACGCCTGCGACAGGGCGCCGACCACCGTGCTCGCCTGATCGAACGCCAGCGCCCGGTTGAGCTCCTCTTGGAGATTGCGCAACTCATTGCCGACGTTGCCGTGCAGCGGCACGACCTTGGTGCGGATGGCCTGCGAGGCGCTGCGGTATGCGGTCAGAGCCTGGCGGATAGTGTCAGCGGCACCCATAACCGCCGTCAGCGCAAGCTCGCGCTCGGCAAGGTGCTGCTCAATCTCTGCCATCACCCGTTCGAACTCCCCAGCGTTGGCCTGCGTGCGCTGCCGCTGGGCGTTGGCCTGGGCGCCGGCCCATGCGCTCTCCAGCGTGGAAAGCTGATCATGGAGCGCGGCGAGATGGGCTTTGGCCGCATCCACGTCCGCCGCCTTCGCTACCCCCGTGGTCACCTTGAAGGCGATCGAGGCCACCTCGTCGTCGGCGAGGTCGATGGCGCGCGCGAGGGCTCCCCGGCGTTCTGAGTATGCAGCTTGTGTAAGTCCCTGATCCATTGCTTTGCCATCCCACCGCACCGCTCGGCACTGCGCCTCGCGTCAATCGTCGAGAGACGATAGGGTAGTGTCCGCTCAGTTTGAATCGCGGCAGAATTCGGAGGGAAGATGGAGAAACGCGATATAGCCATCGCGGCACTTGCCGCGGCTCTGGTATGGAGTGGTATGGCCGTCGTACGTCTCGAGCGGTATCACTATGCCGCTCAAATGGGACTGTGCGGGTACGCTAAGGACGAGGTAGAGCACCTGCGCCAGCAGACATGCCTCGAGAAGGCGCAGCCGCGGCTCTCCTCGTGGTGGGATTTGGCTTACGGCATGCAGCTAATCTGACGCGAATATCGCCCGTGCTTCCACGCGTTTCGGTTACCCAGCGGTGCCCCGGTCGACTTGCCCCCGTGGCGGTAGCAGCGCCCGTTGCGCATCGCCAAAGCCTGGCACGTGCCGCCATCACGGCGGCGGGCACCGCAGTACTCCCGCTCACACATTGTAGCCACCCAGCGAGTTGAGCTCGGAGTAGCGGTCAAAAGCCGAGGCAGGCGTCTCGAAATCGCCCGGGTTCACGTAGCCCCACGCCTCCTTCGGCATCACCGGCTCGGCAAAGGTGCAGGCCAGCGCGTCGGCGTCATCCGGGGACGGCATGCCGCGCGCCTTCATGTCTTTCTTGGATTCGAGCTGGATCGACACCTGGTCGGCCGCGTAGCCATACTCGGGCCCGGTTAGGTCCGCCTCGAGCTCATCGCTATCCGGAATGGCACCGCCAGCCAGCCACGCCCGCATGCTGGTCCACATCTCCGCTCGCTTGTTCTTGGTCCGGACGCGCACGCCCGTGGCCCACTCGGCTGTCCGACCCTGCCCCCCGAACCAGACCTCGTGCACGTTCTCGCAGCCGAGCTGGCGCAGGCGATCAATGACCGCAGCCCCGATGTTGCCCGCATCGACGAAGATCGCTTGCGGCTGCCAACGCTGCGCCTCAAGTGCAATGTCGCCTGCCAGCGTCATGGCGTCCTGGTTGTTCCAGCGCTTCCACTCGATCGAGCGCGCGTCGCGAACCCGGCGGATCGCCAAGGTGGAATGGTCGTCGCCGAACCGCGCACAGTCCACGCCGAAGATCACCGGGTCAGAAAGCAAAGTCTGAACCTCGCGTTTGCGGGCAGCCTGCACCACGTCGGTGCCGATGAACTGCGACGAGCCGGCGCGGGGGAATTGCCCCATCACGCGCACTCGCACGAAGTCGGAGTCCTCCCCGTAGGTATCGATCCAGCCTTGCAGTAGGTCCTTGTTGGTCCGCTTCACCGTGCGCCCATCGATCATGCGGTGCGTCCACTGGTGTCGGAACCTGCCGACGATGGCGTCGTGGAAGCGCCCAGTGTTCCGCGTGGGGTTGCCATAAGCCAGCCACAGGATCTCCGTGCCGGCGTCGGTAAGGCCGCCGCTCGCCGTCTCCCAGATCGCGTCGATGATTGAGGAGGCCTCATCGAACAACAGGATCACCCGCTTGCCGGCGTTGTGGAGCCCGGCGAATGCTTCAGGGTTCCGCTCCGACCACGGGATCGCGTCAATCCGCCACGTGCGCTCATGCCCGGCCTCCGTCGAGTGGATGGAGGTGGCCTCGAGCGCGAACATGTCTCGCAGGCAGGAGAATTGCAGCAGCGAGTACCACTTCGACAGTTCGGGCCAGGTCTTGGATCGCAGCTGCCCGTCGGTGTTGGCCGTCACCACGCCCCGGGTGTCCTCGTGCGTCATCAGCGCCCACAGGATCAGCCACGCCACCTCCGAGCTCTTGCCGATGCCGTGGCCGGAAGCCGTCGCGTCGAGGATGGGCGTGTGTGGGTCAGCCTTGAGCTTGTCACCGATGAGATTGAGCTGCTCGCGCTGCCAGGTGTCAGGCCCCTCCTCCTGCGCCAGTGAAGTGCCCTCCACGCCCCAGGGGAAGGCCCACAGCACGAAGCCGAGCGGGTCATGGGTGAAGCGGCCGAGGTCGGCGATTACCTCGCGGCGGATTTCATCGGGCGTCATGGAGGCATAATGACGCCGCCGCCCATGGGGTTGAATCGCGCTGGCGCCCTAGGCAAGGTCGCTCGCTCACCAGCAACGGATTCGACCATGACAACGGTCAGCGCTTCAGGCACCGCGTTAATGTCAGTGACCGCCACGGCCACGGCTTCAACGCGATCTCAACTGTACATCAACCATATGCTAGCCGCAGCGACGTTCGCTCGCGAACTTGGAGCCGTCCAAGCTCAACACGATGGCGGCCCCATCGGAGATTTCGTCGAGACCATCCTGATGAAGGCGAACGCAGCGGCCATAATGTCAGTGGCCGCAGCGGAGGCTTACCTGAACGGGATACTTGAGGATGGACTCAAACTGTTTCCCGACGACATGCTCCTGATCTTCAATAAGAATGCCGAGAGCATCGAACGCATGGAGGCGAGAGACAAAGCCGATTGGATTCTGTTGCTCAGGAAAACCAGTCAGTTGGAGCGCGGGAGCCACATCTCTCAGCAGTTCGCGGCGTTGTGCAAACTGCGGAACGCGTTGATCCACTATCGTCCAGAGTGGAGCCACGAGGACAAAACCCACGCCCGGCTCTCCGCCTTTCTGGGAAGCGCTCGAATTGCCCCTAACCCTTGGATGTCGTCAGATGTGTTGTGGTTCCCTCGCAAGTGGGCGGGGCACTCTGGAGCCAGCTGGGCCGTTCACACCAGCCTAGCGTTCATCAGGCACGTGGCGACACACGCATCGCTCCCCGAGCCATTCGGACCAGCCTACAACGCGAGGCTCGCGACTAACTGCCGATAACTTCCGGCGCCAGCCTCGCCAGGAGGTTGCGCACGCTGGAGGCATGCCACTTGCCGCCACGTGCTGTAACGAACCCGCCCTCATTCAGCGCCGCGGCGATGCCCGGCAGAGACGTGATTGACCGGGCGCGCAGATCCTCGATCACCGGGCGCAGTTGCTCCGCACGATCGGCAGCCGCAGCCTTGATCACCCGCAATGAGTCCGCATTGCCTTTCTGGGCCCTTCTCAGCGCCTCTGCGCCGTTCGGGTTGCCCAGCCTAACCCCGCGCGCTTTTGCCGCCTGCAACGCCTCGTGAGTCCGCCTGGAGATCGCCTGACGCTCAGCCCGTGCGACCACGGCCATGATGCCGACCACCGTGTCATTCATCTCCGGCATGTCTGCGGCAATGAAAGGCACGCCGGCCTCTTGCAGGGCGGTGAGGAATGCAGCCGAGCGGGAGAGGCGATCCAGCTTTGCAACGACCAGCGTTGCGCCAGTGACCTTCGCCCGGTGCAGGGCCTTCGTGAGTTCGGGACGATCCGCCCGCTTACCGCTCTCAACCTCGGTGAAGGGCGGAGCGATGATTTCCCACCCGCGGGAGGCGCAGAGCCTTTCCACCGCATCGCGCTGTGCTTCCAGCCCCAGACCGGAGCGGCCCTGAGCCGCGGTTGAGACACGATAGTAGGCCACTGCACGCATCGGATTAGCCCTCTACAAATTGGCGTGATGAACGTTACGCCGTTTTGTTAGGGCTGACAAGGGTTGCGATCAGGAGTATCTCGCGCGGAGTGGGGCTAGTTGCGGGCATAGGTCCGTTTACGAGAAACGCCTCGATCGCTGCTTGCGCCGAGGAAGCCCCACACGCCCCGCTCACCTGCTGCCCCATAGAGGGCCGGCGAGTTCCGGGGCTACTGTCCCACCGGCGAAGGCAAGGCCGCCGCACGACGCCGCGCCTGCTCCAGCAGCGATGCCGTCGCCTCATCCGACTTCATCTCAATCCCGAGATCCTGCTTAGGCCTGCCCCAGCCACGATCCAGCAATGCCGTCGCCGCAGACACCTTCGCCGCGTCACTGGCCTCATCGCTCTCGATCACACCCACCAGCGCCTCAACAGCCTTCGCGGTGTGCTCGCGTGCAAGGTCGGTGAGCGTGCGCCCGTCCGCGAGCACAACTTTGGCCCGACCACCCGGATTGCCGCTCTGCCCCTTCTGAAATGCCATGCCCGATCTCCTGAACGTTGAGAGCAACGAGGCTGGTGTGGGGGAAGCAGGGAATGGATTGAATCGCGCTTGCGGGTATTGCGGGTATTTGCGGGTAACGTTTCAGCCACGATCCTATATTTTGCACCTGCATTTTCCCGCGATAGGGTTGGAAATATACCCGCAGATACCCGCTATACCCGCACCACCATCCAGAGATTCTGCTTGGAATGGGCGTCCACGCGAACGTCGAGCTTGAGTCCGTCAATCACCCGGCCTTTGTGCTTGCCGAGGTAGTGACCAAGCCGCTTTCCATCGATCTCGCCGGAGCGACCTTCGGCCACGTCAAGCAGCGCCTGGTGCAGGTCGGGCCGGATGCGGTTGCTCTGCATCGTCTCGTCGGCGAGTTGCTTGATGCCGCCGGCGGTAAGCTCCTTTGAGGCAGCGCCCGAATGCCATGCGTGGAATAACGCACGCAACTGCGACGTGATTGGGTCCTCGGACCGGGCCGCCTCCATGGTCTTCACCGGGTCCTCCCGTCCGAGCCACACGAGGGCGGAACGAACTAGGCGACTCCAGTCCTCGAACGACGCCAGCGCGGGGAGAGCGTTCGGGAAACCCGCAGCAGCGTAGGCCCTAACCACGGTAAGGGCAGCAGCAATGTATTTGCCTCGATCCGCAAGCACAGCATCGAAAGGGCTCGCCTTGAACTGCCGTAGCTCAGGTCGCTCCATGTTCGGATCCAGGGAACAGAGCACCACGCGCCGCGTCATGTCGCCCACCAGACGGATGTTGTTGCCAGTCGCAAAGCAGGTCGCACGGCTTTCGATCCGCGCCTGCTTGGAGACGCCCAGGACACGGGGGGTCACGAGCGGGCGCTCAATCATCTGGCAGAGGAAATCGCCGCCCAGCTCACCGTTCACATTGTCGATTGAGATGATTGGCTGGCCGCCAAGCAGGGCCGAGACAAGGCGCTTTTCCGTCTCAGCCTCATCCCTTCCGGCAGCCATTACCGGAGCGCGCTGGCCAATGCTGATGGCAGAGGCCAGGTCAATGATGTAACTCTTGCCGGAGCCGGCCACAGGGGCACTCGTCGCGTGCAGTGGCGCCACTTCCATTGCGCCGCGCACGACCGGAGTAATAAGCCCGGACAGCGCTACCGACCGGCTCGCATCGTCCACGAACGGGAATTCCACGAGCAGCGCATCCAGCAATGCGAGGGCGTCCACCGCGTTGGCACGGCTCGGCTTGGCGGGAATAGCCGGCAGCACCGGAGGGTCTAGCAGCAGCAGCTGAGTGGCTCTGTCGTACCCGGGTTTGGAGAGGATGGTCCCGTCCGGCCTCAGCGTCGGCGTGGTGATCACGCCCGCAAGTCGCGGGAAGCTCCATTCTCCATCGCGCGACATGATCGTGGCCGCCACAACGCGCGGGGGATCAGTTGCGACCGACCGTTTCTTCCTGCCGTCGAACTTGGTCCAATCGGCCGAGCGCGACAGATGGTCCACCAGCATGTCGCAGGTGACCTCGGCAAGACGGGCAACCTTCGTGCGCCGGCCGTGAGCAGCGGGGACATCTTCCACGATCGGACGCACAATCCCGCTTCTGATATAGAAGGGCGCGCCGGCCGTTACGAGCGCCGCCTCGCCCTCCGATGCCATCGTGTGCAATTCACCGGCACGAACTTCGATCAGGGGGCGGGCGGATGAGCCTTCGCACGGCAGCTTCACAACGGGCGCGTTCATTGCCGAACCCTCCCCATGAGTTCGGCATTCCAATCTTTGGCCTCCAGCGGGAACACGGCGCGTGCACGAATGCCACGATGGGTGAAAGCCTCTACCGCCTTGCGGGCGGCAGCCTCGCCGGCCTGGTCGGCATCCCCGCCGACCACCACGTTCTCCACCCCCGCAGGCAGGATCATCGACGGCAAGTTTCCAGCGCCGGCAGCCACCCAAGTCGCGCGTCCATGCTCCTGCTGTAACGTCAACCCATCCTCCAGCCCCTCGGTCACAAACATCGCGCGGGCAGCCGGCGCGAGCCGGATCGCCCCACCTGACACGCGGCCCAAGCTGAGCTTCGGCTTGGGCACCGCGGCTTTTCCGGTGCCGGCAGCATTGAGGTAGGTGCGCTGTATGCCGATCAATTGGTCATTGGCATTCGCCACAACCGCGACGAGCGTCGGGTGCAAGGCCGGTCGCTTGCCATAGGGCAGCATGGCGAACCGGATGGATGCGGGCACCGGCAGGTACAAACCGCGGGAGCGGAGATAGGTTTCAGCGAGCGTACCGGCGGCCGGTGAGGCAGAGCGCCAGGTCGCGCGAGCCTCCTCAAGCCTTTCACCGCGATCAACACGCTCGCACGGCGCGGAGACATGCACGGTGGGCAGGTTGCCGCTCGACACGATCCGCACCGCGTCCGTGGTGCCCACCTGGTGCTGCTTGGCGATGAAGTCGAGCACGTCGCCGCTCCCGCACCCAGCGTGACAGATCCAGCGCGTACCGTTTGCGTAAATGCGGAACGACGGCGAGCGGTCATCGTGGAAAGGGCAGCAGCCGGCCAATTCCGAGCCTGCGCGATGCAGCTTCACTGAGGCCGCTACGATGTCGACGAGCGGGTGCTCGCGCTTGATTGCTTCGAAGTCGATGCGTGCGGGCGCGTTCATGCGGCGCCTCCCACGACAATCGGCAGACCACGCCGGAGCCGGCGGCTGCAAAGAGTGCTCACAACGAGATCGGCCGGACCGTCCTCGGTGGTAGTTGGCCCCTCGTAGTTGCTCGACACCATCCCGAACAGCACCCCGCGGAACACGCCGGGCCTGCCCGTGATAGGCAGCACGTGCCACCACCGCACCGGCTTTACCGGGAACGGGATGAGTTCAGCCGGGCCCCGCTTCCAGGGCTGAGAGCGCCGGATCATGGCAGGACCCGCGCCGCGAGCATGATGTAGGGCCCGACAGCAGGCGCCATGGGCTGCAGCGCGCGCCAGACTCTTGCGGCCGATTCCGCGATGCTGTAGACAAGCTTCAGATCAGTTCTGCCGAGGACGATCAGCGAACCGCCCCCGCCAGGGCGGTTTCGTTTTTCAGGCGTTCGCATCGGCTGCCCCCTTCGAAGCAAGCCATGCCTCCACATCAGCTCGCCGGTACACGACCCCGCGCCCGTCGGAATGAAGCCGGACGAACGGCGGACCGGATCCCTCGCTCCGCATCTTGGTTAGCGTGCGCTCAGACACCTTGAGATAATCAGCAGTCTCGCGGGATTTCAGCAGATCCATGTCACCACCTCCTCGGCTGTGACTGGATGCTTGCACGTGCCCGCGTTCGCTTGAATCGCGGCGCGTTGTAAGTGGCGACAGCACAATTTCCCCCCCGGCTCGGTCAGTAGCCGTCGTCCTGTTCCCGCCCGTCGTGCTCGCATCCGCCGGGGTCGCTGATGGCGCAGCCCGGCCCGCGCCCGCGGCGCCTGCAAAAGTCCGGTTCCCCTTCGTCGAGGCCGCAGTCGCTCGCGTCGTCCTCGTCGTCCTCGTGGCCGCAGGAGTTGACCACGCAGCGGCCATCCTTGCGCCGAGCGGCCCCGACGGTGTGCCACTCGGCATATGCCCCAACTTCGGCGTCCGGATCCTGCCGGCCGTAGAGAGCCTTCGCACGGTCCGAATGAGCGAACTCGTCCTCCGCATCGTTTCCGTCGTCAGCGTCAGGGTCGCCGTCGTGCTCGTCCAAGCGATCGATCAGCGCCGCTGCCGCTCGGGCGCAGGCCTGCTGCATAGTGGTCAGCATATCGGCGAGTGCCCGCAGGTCCGCCGCGGGGAGAGCGACGGCCTCCCGGGGAAAATTGAGCAGTTCAGACATTGGCGTGCTCCCCAAGAAATCGATCTACGTCGCGGAGGGTCTGCGCGATGAACTGGCCATCCCATGCGCTCGTTGAGACGCCGTCATTTACGGCGAACAAGAATCGGATCTTCCAGCACAGCGCGTCAGGCGACGGTGCCGGGGCAAGGATCAGTTCGGAGGCAATGTCGCCGGCCGTATCGATCAGTTCGTCGGTACAGTTCGGATTGGCTTCGATCTCGGCGAGGCGCTTGGTCTGCGCCCAAAAGGTTTGCTCATCCATGCTCACATCCTCCCCGCGCGACCGCAGGCGAGGTGGGCGCGTACCGCGGCCAAACGGGCCGGGCTGAGCTTGAGCTCGGTCAGCGCCGCGCAGGCCTGCTGCTCGTGCTCTATGTTGCCGTCGAAATAGACTCCTGCAGCCGTCAGGCGCCCTTCCCTGACGATCCAGTAGCCGCCCCAGCTTGCAAACGAGGCCAGCCATTCTGCCGGGTCAAACGGGCGCACGTCATCGTTCGGAACCGCTAGGGTTCCGTCACCAATCGTCATCATGTTGGTATCTCCTGGTGCTTGCCTAGAAGGTCAGGCGATCACGCCGCCGGCGCGGAGCGGAAGCGGGCATCAAGCTCGCTTTTGCGGAACAGCATTTTCCGCCCGACGCGGATTACGGGAATAAGGCCGGTCTCAGCCATGTGGTATATCTGGCGCGGCTTGAGGCCCGTGTACTCGGCCGCGGCCGTTGCGCCGTCGATGAGGTCTGCGTTCAGCATGTCCGACTCCGAAAGTGTTGTGTTATCCTTTTCCTATCCATTCCTCTGGCGTCCGTCAAACGCAAATGTTATCCGTAGCCTTTCAGCTGGGGTGGGTGCTTCCGTGGACTTCCAATTTGCCCATGTGGAGCAAGCTCTTGCCGCTATGCACCACGTGGCGCCGTCGCGCCGATCCGCGTTTCAAGGCCGCTTGAAGCACTATCAACGAAACGAATTCCCAGAGGGGGTAAACACAGGTCGAGGGCGAGCTGCGGTTTACCACGTGGAGCACGCCCTTAAGCTGGGCATCGCTCTCGAGTTCAATGAGATGGGTCTGAACCCGGAACGAGCAATGGAAATCACGCGCCGGGGAATCATACGAGTCCGGGATGCCCTGTTGGAGGGCGTCCGTAGTGTCTTGGCGGACGATCAATTCCCCGTGTTCCTTTGCTTTGACCCTGCCGCGCTGAGCGATCTCAGGGGCCCAGACGATCCAGATGAAGCTACAGAAACCCTGAGCGTCGCTCCTGTAGGAACCCTGAGGCAGCACTTCGACGATTGGGCGCAAAGCTATTTCCGGCGCACCGCCATTATCAATGTTACGGAACTTACGTCGGAACTCGCCCATCGGCTCGGAGAAGCACGGGGGGTTCCTGAGTCACAGGTCTTCGAAGCCATGCTTACTGCGCTCCGCGATGTAGGCCGCTGGTAAATGGCAGTCCATAAGCGCACCTGGACCCACCCTGACGGCACGATCAAATCTGCTTGGCGTGTCGTGTACCGCGACCAGGAGGGCAAGCGCCGCACCAAGCAGTTCGCCCGCAAGAAGGATGCAGACGAGTGGCTCCACAACGCTGTGGGCGAGGTGAAACGGGGCGTCCACACGCCAGACAGCACCTCTATCACCGTCAGCCAGGCCGCCGATCGCTGGCTCGATTCCGTTCGCGCTCACGGCCGGGAGGTCACCACCGTCGCCGCCTACGACCAGCACGTACGGTTGCACATCACGCCTATGTGCGGCGCCCCAAACTGTCGCAGATCACCGCCCCCGAGGTGAAGGGCTACCTAGACGAATGGCTCGCCACCCTCTCACGTCCCATGGCGACCCGCGTGCTGCGATCGTTCAAGGCGATACTCACCGAGGCGCAGGCCGCCGGCCTGGTCGCGCAGAACGTCGCTCTCGCGGTCAATCCGCGCAAGGCGAAGCGTGACAAGACCAAGGCCACCCCACCGCCCAAGAAGGCGCTCAGAGCCATCCTGTCGGCGGCAGAGAAGGAAGGGGACCTCAAGGCCTGGGCGGCGTTGGAGGTCGCGATCTTCACCGGCCTACGCGCGTCGGAGATCCGCGGCCTGTCATGGCGCTCTGTGGATCTGAATGGGGCTCGCCTCACGGTGGAGCAGCGTGCCGACGCCAAGGCCAAGATCGGCCCCCCTAAGTCCGAGGCCGGCCACCGTACCATTGCCCTGCCGGCTCGTGTCGTGCGTGCCCTGCGGTGCTGGATGATCGCCTGCCGGCCTGGTCCGCTCAACCTGGTATTCCCCAATACGCTGGGCAAGCCAGTCTCCCACCGCGTGCTCATGGCCAACCACATCGAGCCGATCCTCACCAAGGCGAAGGCGGGCAAGATAGGACTCCATGCCTTCCGACATGCCGCCGCGTCGCTGTGGATCGAGCAGGGGCTCAACCCCAAGCGGGTGCAGAAACTGATGGGCCACAGTTCAATCCAGATGACCTTCGACACCTACGGGCACCTCTTCGATTTGGCCGAAAAGGACGCCGACGACGCGGCGGCAATCGAGCGTGCGTTATTCGCCGAAGCTACATGA